TACAGAAAAAATTATCAGGTAAAAAAGGTAGATTTTTCATCATTACCGATAAACAATACGGTTTAACACAAAATCGTTGGTCTCATAACGAACAATTAAAACCAAACACAAATCTATCAGTACATTTTGTTGTAAAAAGAAAAAATGGTTTACAAACTATGATTCCTATGACAAAAAAACAATTTGAAAATCCAGTAATTTCTTAACCATGCCAAAAGCAATTTCAGTTCGTCTGGAAAGCCTTGTATCAATTTCAGATAAATGTTACAAGGCTTATGCTTTTGATGGTTCAGAAGCATTGATTCCAAAAAGCCAAGTATTTGGTCAAGACTATAGTGTTCAAAAAAGTGAAGCCTATTGGATTTCTGAATGGATATTGAGTAAAAATACTCAATTGCAATATTCATCTAAGAAATGGACAATTTTTACCAAAGAAGGAAAAAACATTGGGCAAATAGAAATTTCAAAACACGAACCCGAAAAACTGATACCACTCGAAAACAATACCATTCAAAGACTAAAAAAATGACAGAACTTCTTCCAAAACAATCTCAAGCCATTACAAAGCATCTCACTAACAAAGTGGGTGCTCTGTTTATGAAAATGGGAACAGGCAAAACACGTGTTTGTGTGGAACTTGTCAATAAAGTTCCTAGTGCTGATTTGGTTGTGTATGTTGCTCCTTTGGACATTATTCGTCCAAAAAGTGAATCTGTTCTCATTCAGTTCAACTAATGAGCAATATCGTTTCTGAACTTGTAAAAGCAGGAATGAGCGATGCTTGGATTATGAAAAATATTGGAATGGATGCAGATGAAATACTAAGGTTAAAACAAGTTTCAGGACTTGCAGAATTATTTTTAAAAACTCAATTTTCAAACAGTCAAGAATAAAAAAGCCCTCAATAAATGAAGGCTTTTTTGGTGTCAATAACTAATATTTTATTCAAACATTAATCGATGCAAAACTACAACAATTCATCTAAAATGGGCAAAGAACTCATTTTTTCTTTCATGAAAGAACGTATGAAAGAAAAAAACATCTCACAACTCAAACTTGCAGAACTCATAGATCTCAACGAAAGTACCTTGATTCGCAATTTTAAAGGCGAAACAGAAATGCTCCTCATTACTTATTTAAAAATCTGTGGAGCCTTAGAAATCAATCCTTATATGATTCCAAAAGAAAACGACAATTCCGAATTTCATAGAATGTTTTTTAACTAACTCACAAACCACTCATATCGAGTGGTTTTTTTTATTTCCGCCTCAAATTACATGTCCTAAATAAAAATACCTCACTTTATAATTTAGCCAAAAATACACAAAGTATGAAAGGCTCAAGGCTTATATCGGAAATTTTAAAAGGCGAATGGCTCATTGATTGTCATAATGTAGAAGCCTACATTCCAATGATTGACAAAATCTTGGCAGGCGAAAAAATCAATGTAAATCCTGAACCGAAATCAATCCTTTCTTTTATATCATCATCAGGAAATCCACTTCCAAAAAATAGCGAAGGTCAAACCATCTTAGAAAAAGATTCAATCGCAATCGTTTCTATGATTGGCGAAGTTGTCAAATATGGTGACTACTGCGTTTATGGAGCTGATGAAATCGTGAATGCGCTAAATATTGCCGATAAAAATCCAAATGTCAAATCAACAATCCTAAAAATTGATGGTCCTGGCGGCGCAGTTTCTGCAATCGGTCTTTTTCAAGAATTCGCGCAAGCCAAAACTAAAAAAGTGATTGGTTTGTGTGATTCTACTCTTTCGCTTCATTATTGGGCTGCTGCCGAAATCTGTGATCACATCATGGCAGAAAATAATGTGTCTGCTCGTTTTGGTTCCATTGGAGTGTTACTCTCTTTTGCCGATAACAGAAAAGCGATGGAAGAAAGAGGCTATAAATTTCACGAAATATATCCTGAAGAATCAAAAGACAAAAATTTGGCGTTCACGTTAGCGCGTGAAGGAAAGTATGACATGATCAAAAGTGAGTTCCTGTCTCCATTAGCCAAAAAGTTTCAAGAGCGTGTTCGTGCCAATCGTCCAAACCTTAAAGAAGAAAATGGTGTTTTATCTGGCAAAACATTCTTTGCAGATGAAGCGCTCAGACTTGGTTTGATTGATTCTATTGGCAGTTTTCAAAAAGCTATTAACGTAGCAAATCTTATGAGTTCATTTAATTATTAATATCAAAACCCAAAAATCATGTTTAAAAAAACGCTTGCCATGGTCACTGCATTAGTCGGTTTCCTAAACATCAAAGAAATTCCTATTGCTGACGGAAAAGTCAACTTTACGGAAGAACAGTTAAAACAGCTCAATGAAGGATATACTCCTGAAATGATGCAAAAAACGATTGACGCAATCAATAAAGAAATTGCCGAAAATCCACAAATCGAAAAAGCTCAAGAGCAACTTAGAGTTTTATTGCAAGATTATCAAACTGCTGAACAAGAAGCAGCCAATCAAGAAAAAAACAAAGTTCCTGATGCTTCTGAAGAAAATGCAGATATCAATGCACAAATCGTTCAATTAAAAGCGCAATTAGAGGCGAAACAAAAAGAAACTGATGGGTTGATCAAAGCATTAATGGCAGAAGCTGAGCAAGATTCACCTTTACAAACCCTTTTAAATTCTCAGCCAAAAGAAATGCTTAAACACAGTGCAACACATTTATTTGCCTCAGGCAAAAACTATGATGCTTTTGAAGGTAGAAACTGGAATCAGTTAGCTATCGGAAAATCTACATCTGCTACAGATTGGATGGCGCAAGATGGTATCAATATTTCCAAATTAAATGGAGATATGGAATTATTCTTCCGTGAAAATCCCGACGTAATCAACTCTCTTCATAGAGACAACTTCGGACTTCCTACTCATTGGAAAAAAAGAATGAACGTAGTTGACAGAATCAATTCTGGTTCTATTGCAACTGCCGAACTTTCTCAAGGTCGCAAATTGCCTTGGTTACCAAAAAACAAACAAACCATTCAGCCAGAAGAAGGATATATCTATCCTATTTCTATTGATATCGAGTTTGTGGGTCATTTCTTATCAGAAATTGAAGCTTCTTGGTTAGCCGGGTACAACAAAGAAAATTCTCAAGCTTATAAATTAACTTTTGTTCGTTTCTTAGTAGCAGAACTTGACAAACGTGCTCGTTTGGAAGATAGAATCGCTTCTATCAAAGGTGTTTTTGTAAAAACTCCTGATACTGCAACTGTGGCTCCAAGTTTTATGCACCGTCAAAACGGATTGTTATACTGGATCTGGAAAGCTCGTGATTTAGATAAAAAATATCGTGCTTTCAATGTGGGTGTTCCTACAACATCAAACATTGTTGATTATATTGAAAACATCATCAAAAGTTTGCCTATTGAAGTGCGTACTTCTCAAGGCTTAGAATTGGCGATTTCTCCTTCTTGGGTAAAAGCCTATAAAAAACGTATTGAAACTTTATACGGTACTAATACCAATTATACTGGATATCCTGAAAAAGAAATGGCAGAATACTATCCTAAAAACTATCCAAACATCAAGTTTTGTGAATTGGTAGATTTAGAAGGGTCAGATTTCATGTTCATCACGTATTCTAACAACATTGAAATTTTGGAAAACGTTCCAAAAGAAAAAGCAATGTACACTTTTGAATATTTATTGAGAAAAATTTATGTGTTTGCTGACTACAAATTAGGTATCAGATTACAACACATTGGTAACAAAGTAAAAGAGGGTGATCCTGCAGAATTTGCAGTGCAAACAATCTGGTCTAACAATGTGCCAATTTTCTCTTCAGATTTCTTTGCTCCTGTATATGATGACGAAACTGGCGAAATTGTGACTACATTCAATCAAATAAAAGTAGATGCAGGTTGGAAAACAGACATCACAAAAATCACAGGTTTATCTGAAGGCGTAATCCTTAAAATTCAAGGAAACGTTGATTTAGCTGCAACTAAAAGCGTGATTGACAATGCAAACAATGACATTGCTGGAAACTTCAATTTAGCACTTGGAGGCACACTTACTTGTTTAGTGTTAGCTGATGGCACATTGAAAGAGTTAAGCAGAACTGCTGCTCCTGTAACTGCTCCTGAATTGACTCCTGTTTCTTACACAACTGGTTCAATTGATTCTAATGATGGAGTAGAATTCGTTTACGGAACTACAGGCGCATTGACAATTACTGAAATCTTAAATGGTGTTCCAGGACAAAAAGTAAGAATTTATGGCAATGCCGCTGCAGCATCTAATGTAACAATCAACGATACTACAACTATTGAAGTAGTTTCTACAGCAGTATTAGCAACAGCTACAGACTACGTTGATTTTGTATTCGTAGATGGTAAATGGGTTGAATTTAAACGTGTAATCGCTTAATAAATAAATTATGACATTAATAAGAAAATCAGTACCAAAGCCTAATGTATTAGGCTCTGGTACTCCAAAACCAAAAAAAGGAAAAGTAACAATCATTTATTGTGATGATGTGTTAACATCGCCAACAAGAGACGCAAAAGGCGTTAAAATGCTTGGAAACTTTGTCCTAAAAGCAGGTGCCATTATGGAAACTGTTTATTTAACTCCATCAACTCAAAAATATACTTCTGAAGTTGAAGGTGATGAAGATTTTGAAGGATTCATCAAAAAATTCGAGGGAGTATATCCTGGAGACGATTTAGAAATCCGTGAATACATTCAAAATAACATTGGTGTTCCAGTAATCTTACTTTTCGGAGAAGGTTGTGGCGAACAAACAGGAACTGTATTAGGTTCTGTTTGCAATCCAATGAAATTAAAAGGTTCATCAGAAAACAGCAATGAGTTCCGCAAAAACACATTGATGTATGAGCAAGCTGTCAAAGACGACAAAGTTGCTGGATTCTACGATGGCGAAATCACATTAGCTGCAAACTTTGTTGCTGCAGATGTTGATTTAGAATTGACAAAAGCAAATAGCCCAGTGCAACAATTGCCTGCATTGGCAATTACGGATGCTATTACTGCTACTTCTATTGACCTTGATAATGGAACAATCGTTTCATTAATTGGTGGTGGTGGTACAGCTCCTGCAACACTAGATGTGGGTGTGCAAGGACTTGTTACTGTTATCTTACTAAATGGCACACAATGGGTGGCATTAAAAGACGCAGTCATCAACTTAGAAGTGGTGAAAGGAGGTGCTACTACTTATCTAGTAGAGCGTTCAAGAGCTTAAAAAAAAGGTTTATAAATAGTTTGGTTAATTAGAAAAAGCCGTTTCTGTAAAAGGGAACGGCTTTTTTGCATGTGCGAATTTCTTCATGTCTTATTTCAAGAAAATAGTTGCACGAACTTTACTTTTTATAAATTCATAAAATCACAATTCTCATGAAAAAATTAGTTTTAGAATTCCTTGCCAATTTGCCATTTGCCAAAGAAGCACAATTCAATGAAGCATTTCGTTTGTATCAAAAAGTACCAGGAAAATCGTTGTCTCAAGAACGTTTTTTCAATCAATCAGGTTTTTCGGATGCGAATCTGAAAAACATTATCTATGATTTAAAACAAGCTGCTGAAATTTCTGATGCTGACATTCGCAAATTCATAGCTGAGCAAACAACAGCTCCGGTTTTGGAAACAAAAGCAGCTCCTGAATTCAAAATCAAAGTGATTGCCACAAACGCATCAGAAGTTTTTGAAAAAGCGCCTGACGAAGTGAAAGAATCCATCAAATTGCGTGATGAATTTCCTTTTCTTGATGACAAGAATTGTCCAGAAGAATTTTACATTTTGGTTGGTAAAAAAATGGCACATTATCATGCTTACAGAGCTGCGCACAATTCATTATTAGTAAACATTGAAGATGTTACTAAAGACGCCTCTCCAATTGCCATGACTGAAGAAGAAATCACAGCGTTAGCGTTGTCTGCTGTTGCCGATTTTAAAATCAATCAAGAAATCCGTGAAGAGTTGGTTCACTTCAAAGAAACAGGAAAAATTCTTGGCAAACATCCACTTTTTGCAGAACGTAAATTGAAATCAACTATTGATGCCATGACTGTAGAAAAGGGAATGAAACGCATTTCTAATTTAGACAATTACATTCGACGTGATTCTAAAAAAGCAGCAGAAGCAAAAACTACTGAAAGCAAAACTAAGTTTTTGCAAAAAGTACAATTGTGGGAAACAGAATTAAAACTGATTAGAGCAAAATTCGGAATTTCGGATGCAAAATAAATTCTTTGAAATCAAGAAAACAACTGCAATTCCAACAGAAAAAAACGCCTCAGAACACTACATCTCTAAATATTTGCTCACTCATTATGAGAAAATCAAAAATTTAGACAACGAGCTAAAACGCTTGCCCAGTGCTGAGGAGTTTTTTTTCTTGCAATCAGATACCAGTTTCAATGCCTTTACTTTTATTCCTTTAATAGGGAAACTAGAACGCATTCAAGAGCTGCACGCATCCACTTACAGCATTTCTCGAAATGTGATTGATGCATTAATTCAATTGCATGATGAAGGCATTATTGAGCAAATCACGCTCATGATTTCAGATTCGTTAATCAAACGAAATCCCAAAACAATTGATTATCTAAACGCGCTGATTAGTTCACGTGGCAATTTCAAAGTCATCTATTCTTGGGTACATGCCAAAGTGTGTATTTGCAAAACAGCCGCAAACAATTATACGATTGAAGGTTCAGGAAATTGGGCATCAAATGCGCTTTACGAACAGTATGTTTTTGCAAATAGCAAATCGCTTTACGATTTTAGAAAAACATTGTTTACCGATTCAAAATTGAGGTAATATACCTATGTGTATATTTTAATATACTTATAGGTATATTTTGTATATTTATCAAAATTTTTACGCTCATGTCAAGCGAACTAACAAAACAAGCCAATTTATCGCTCACAGAAGAGCAATATCAAGCTATTGCAAACTTGGCAGCCACAAACTACAGTATCAAAGATATTGCAACGTATTTAGGCATCAATCCATCACTTCTAAGACGTGAATTCGAAAATCCAGAAAGCTTAGTTCGGTTTCATTATGACAAAGGCATTTTAGAAGCGCAATTCGAAATCGATAATAAGTTACTCGAAAATGCCAAAACAGGCAATATCACAGCCACTCAAGAAAGCAAAAAAGCCACTGAAAAGCGTGCTTTTGATAATCATAAACATCGAATTTTAAATGAATCTTAACTATGAAATCAATAAAAAAAATCCAAAAAACAACTAATCTTTTACAAAGAATTTGCGATGCAATAATTCTATGCGGAGTTTGCATGGCAATTATAGTTTTTTTAGCGCTCATTTTAAGATTTTTTGAAGTAAGCACTAATCAAATCTATTTTGTCTGTAGTGTTTATTTTACAATTTTACTTTTTATTGTTAATGAATTCCGAAATGCAAAAATTATGAAAGATGAATAAAAAGCAATACATCCACTTTTATTATTGTCCAATTTTAGGATTAAAAACATTTGTGTTTGAAAAGCCTTTTTTACTTGATCAAAAAAGTAAAAAATCACGAAAAAATAAGTTGGCGTATTTATGAATAAAAACGAACTCATAAAAGGCATTACCATTGATGACATCTACGAATTCGTAGATCATGGAGACATTGAAAAAACTCCTGAAGGTATTGCCTTGTATTTTGAGCTCATGGAAAAAGTGCGTGTGCTCGATTTAAGAGTTGCAGATTTTGGTACAAAAAACTCAGTCATCAATCATCTCGTAAAAGCAGAAGGTCTCACAAGGCATATGGCCGAAAAAGTGTATTTTGATGGGATGGAATATTACTATTCCTCAGCAGCACTTTCTAAACAGGCTCAAAGAAACGTTTATGCCACAAAAATGGAGCGTTTAATAGCCATTGCAGAACTCGCAGTCAAAGACGTGAAAGATGCAAACATGGTCACAGCGATGTATGAGAAAGTGGCAAAATTGCGCCAATTAGACAAAGAAGAAGTCGAATTTATACCAGAACAATGGCTCAAAGAACAATTTGTTATTTACACAACAGATCCTATCAAAGCAGGTTTAGAACCTATCAACAGAATAGAATTAGCCAAGCAAATCGATTCTTATCCAGAATTGTCAGAAAAAGAAAAAGCCATGCTTCGAAGAGAAGCCATGATTGACGAAATTATAATTTTCCCAAATGAGCAGGAGAACGCACGTAAAGACTGATAATAATGTTGATGTGCGTTATACTACTTGGGTAGATATGATGATAGACATGATTGAGCCGAAAAATCTATTTTTCATTGGTGCACGTGGTGTTGGAAAAACATCATCAATCGTAGCAAAACGCTCTCAAAAAATATGCAAAGCAATGCCAGGAGCATACTTTGCTTTTTTGTCTGATACCTATGTCAATGCGCTTGACAATATTGTGCCATCACTTATTGAAGGTTGGAAACGTTTGGGCTGGAAAGAAAATATTGATTACGTGACTGATGCTCCTCCTCCATCACATTTTTTGTTACCCTACAAACAGCCAGAAGCGTATAAACATACAATTTCTACTCGTTTTGGAAATTTTTTAAAACTTGTTTCAATGGATGTGCCAACATCTGCTGCAGGAAATTCCTATCAGCACAATTTTATTGATGAAGCTCGAAATATAGATTTCACAAAAGCCAAAAAATTAACGCCTGCTTTGCGTGGTTATCCTGCCTTTGGACATTCAGTTTATTACAGAGGATTTACAGCCACTACTGATATTCCCAATATTGCTGATGGCGATTTTGATTGGATTATGGATCGTGAAAAAGACATGAATGTTCAACAAATCAAAGATATTTTGAATGTTTCAATAGTTCTGAATGAAATCAAATCAGAACTCTACAATGCAATTCGCGATAAAGACTATACAAAAATCAAAAACGTTCAAAAAAATTATGAGCGTTGGTTGATTCGCTGGACAAAAGCTCGCAAAGATTCTACCTTGTTTTATCAAGTTTCTACTTTTGCGAATGCCGATATTTTAACAACAGGATATTTCAAAGACCAATTAGATGCCCTCGGAATTGAAGAATTTAAATCCGCAATTTGCACGCTAAAGCCTACGTTAAAAAAAGGTGAAAAATTCTATGTTACGCTTGGCGAACATCATTTTTATGATGACGGAATTTTGGAAGGTTATTATGACAAATTCAATATTGGGGATGCAGTCCAGGAATCATCTTTGGCGCTCAGATATATTGACCATTTTAAGCATTTAGATATTTCGCTCGATTTTGGAAACATGTGCAGCATGATTGTTGGGCAAGAAAAAGGAAACTATGTCTATATTCTGAAAGAATTTTTCACACTTGCTCCAGAACACGTCAAAGAATTGGCAAAAAAGTACATCAACTTTTTCAAACATCACAAAAACAAGGAAGTGAATGTTTGGTATGATCGTTCAGGAAATCAAAATGCTGCTATCAAAAAAGATTACGCTTCAGAAATCAAAAAATATTTAGAAGAAGAAGGCTGGAAAGTTCATTTGATGAATAAAAATCAAGCCACTATTTATCATGAAGAGGAATTCAATCACATG